AGATTTAGTTATATGCTCTATTATTTTTTCTGCTTTCAATTTTTTCTCCGTTATGTTTCTTGTACCCCACATGGGATACTCGTTCAGCTTGTTAATTCAAGGACATAATCAAATATTAAATCGTTAATACATAAGCAAAAAACTCACAACAGCATGGGATTTTCTGACTACACACAACACCTTTTAGCCCCTAGAGAAAGACTTTGCTACACCATCAGAATTAGCACTTTTACTGCTACACCCCGTTCCATGTTCAGTAGGACACTAAGCCAGTTTTAAAAACTCAATCAAGGGTAGAACCGCCACATTCTCCGCTAAATCGGTATTGAACCATCAAAGGCAACACTGTCGGGACACTGGATAAACGCACAAAAGCTTGATGCTCGGATTTTTCACGATGGGCATTTCCAGTTTAGCCCGTTCTGATTGTCTCTCTGATACCTTGTGTTGCTCTAGGCAACCCAAATCGTTAGTCTTAATTGCTAAGCCCAACTTCAAAGAGAACTAGATGTCTCGTTATGGGTGTCTCTCAAAGGGGGAACAGCTACTTTTTCTTCGCTTTTTTTCGTTCCATCAATCAATCAACAATGCGTATATTATGTTATGTGAGGTATCGTGTCAATAAAAAAATGTAATTATTTTCTACAAATGTTCGTAAACATATTTGTTGTTGCTTACGAAGTAAGCGTATAATAGACCTACAGTGATAGTAAGCACTATCAAAATAATTTTAAATATTAAGGGATTAATAGATAGATATGAGCAATAAAGACAAGAATAACAAGGATAATATAACTAACATATCAGGGTTAACTCCTAAGCAAGAGAAATTTGTTCAAGGGGTGTTATCAGGTATGACAGCAAGTGAGTCATATCGCAACGCATACAGCACAGAGAATATGAAAGATAGTAGCATATGGACAGAAGCATCTAAGCTTATGAGTAGCCCTAAGGTCTCCCAAAGGGTAAAGCAAGGATTAAGGCGTAAGAACGATTATGCTTCAACTACAGGGCTATCTCTAAGACAGATGGTGTTAGAACAGCTACAGAAAGAAGCATTGAATACAGAGAACAACGAAGCATCTAGGATTAGGGCATTGGAACTGTTAGGCAAAGTGTCAGAGGTGGCATTGTTCACAGAAAGATTAGAAACAACTACAAGCAACAAATCATCAGATGAGATAAGGCTAGAGCTAGAGCAAAAGATACAGTCAATGTTTAACAAGTAAGTACTCACTATCAGTAAAACCCTTTTTCTATATGGATTAACCCCACCCACCCCCACCCCCCGCATATAAAAATTTTTGTGTGTCTAGGGTACATACTATTTTGTACATATAATTTCATAATTTTCATAGGGGGGTACCCCTTTTTTATTTCTGACTAACTTACATATTGCGTTTTTATAGGAATGTTCGTATAATGTTCTAGGGTCCCATACAGGGGGGGGATATATATTATGACAAGTAAACAATTAAAACTTTTAGAAACCATAGAAGAATACTGGGAAGAGTTTGGCTGCGGTCCTAGTCTTGATGCTTTAGCTGATGCATTAGGTTTATCTTCTAAGAGCACTATACACGCTATGATACATAGACTTAAAGATGGTGGTTGGGTTACTATGCAACCTAATAGATGGCGTACAGTGATGAGCACTAGAAATAGTCCTTTTAAAAAAGTTGAAAAAACTATTGACGAATCTGTGAAGATATGAAACCATGTTCATAATAGGGTATATTGCCCCTAGTGATTTACTAAAGAGTAATACACTAGATTTTAGTTTATATAGTATTATTACTAAAGCTAGTAATATACTAGAAAGTTTTGCGGTATCTTTATACTTAGTTATTCATAATTTACTCCTCTACTACTTACTTACTCCAGTAGAACTTAAAGGTACCGCAAACTATGTTTGATATTGATAAGATAAACAAACTTCCCCCCGAGCAACAGAAAGACCTATTAGAACTTTTGTCCCAATATGAATCTGCTAAACGCAGAGAGAATTGTTCTGATAACTTCCTTTCTTTTGTTAAAGAAATGTGGGCTGCCTTTATTGAGGGCTATCATCATAAGATTATGTCTGATGCTTTCAATGATGTTAAAAACGGCAAGTTAAAGCGTTTAATTATAAATATGCCCCCTAGACATACAAAATCAGAGTTTGCTTCTTATTTATTACCTGCTTGGTTTTTAGGATGCTTTCCAGAAAAGAAGATAATCCAAGTGGCACATACTGCAGAACTTGCTGTAGGTTTTGGTCGTAAGGTTAGAAACCTTGTTGGCTCTGCAGATTTTAAGAAAGTTTTTAGTGATGTGGGTTTACAATCCGATAGTAAGGCTGCTGGTCGTTGGAATACGAATAAAGGCGGAGAGTACTTTGCGATTGGTGTAGGCGGTGCTGTAACCGGTAAAGGTGCAGACCTGCTTATCATAGATGACCCCCATTCAGAACAAGAGGGACAAAGTAATGACCCCTCTGTGTTTGACAAGGTGTATGAATACTATACATCTGGTCCCCGTCAGCGTCTGCAACCCGGTGGTGCAATCATTATCGTTATGACAAGATGGCACAAACGGGACCTGACAGGACAAATACTAAAGTCTTCAGCCCAACGAGATGGTGCTGATGAATGGAAAGTTATAGAGTTTCCTGCAATATTGCCTTCAGGTAAAAGCTTGTGGCAAGAGTTTTGGGATATAAAAGAACTAGAAAAGTTAAAAGCAGAACTGCCTTTGGCTAAATGGTCTGCTCAATACCAGCAAAACCCTACCGCAGAAGAGTCTGCCATAATCAAAAGAGATTGGTGGCGTGTTTGGGAGTATGACAATCCGCCACAGTGCGAGTTTATTATTCAGTCATGGGATACTGCTTTTCTTAAAACACAGCGTTCTGACTACTCTGCTTGTACGACATGGGGTGTGTTTTATCAACCAGATGATACTGGTGTAACACAACCTAATTTAATCTTATTAGATGCGTACAAAGAACGATTAGAGTTTCCTGAACTTAAAAAGAAAGCTTTTGAAATGTATAAAGATTGGCAACCAGAAGCTTTTATTGTTGAAGCTAAAGCTGCAGGGATGCCTTTAATCTTTGAATTAAGGCAAATGGGTATAGCTGTATCAGAATATACGCCTAGTCGTGGCAACGATAAAATAGCAAGGGTTAATGCTGTTGCTGATTTATTTGCATCAGGTATAGTATGGGCACCCGAAAGAAAGTTTGCAGAAGAAGTGATAGAAGAGTTTGCTGCTTTTCCTGCTGGTGAACATGATGATTTGGTTGATTCATCAACCCAAGCTTTAATAAGATTTAGACAAGGTGGCTTTATTCCTTTGTATTCTGATGAAGAAGATGAAGATTTACCGCCAAGAGAAGCCAACTATTATTAGGAGATTAAATGGCAGAAAAACCATTACAGACCCCAGAAAAAAAATTTAAAGATTCTCCTGTAGAAGTTTTAGTTACTAATCCAGATGAGGTTGCAATAGCAACAGAAGATGGTGGATTAATTATAGATTTTGAAGATGGTGCTGAATTAGGAACACCTAACTTTGATGATAACATTGCAGAGTTTATGGAAGAAGCTGAATTACAGCTACTATCAAGTGAACTTGTAGGATTATTTAATTCAGACAGAGAATCAAGAAAAGACTGGGAAGAAACATATACTAAAGGATTAGACCAACTAGGTTTAAAAATTGAAGATAGAACTCTGCCTTGGCAGGGTGCTTGTGGTGTGTTTCACCCTTTATTAACTGAATCTGTAGTTCGTTTTCAAGCTGAATGTGTAACAGAAATCTTTCCAGCTAAAGGTCCTGTAGATACTAAAATTGTTGGAGATATAGACCAAGATAAACAATCGCAATCAGAAAGAGTTAAAGATTATTTAAACTATTTGCTCACAGAAAAGATGAGTGAGTATAGAACAGAAACAGAGAAGTTATTATTTAATTTACCATTAGCAGGTTCTGCATTTAGAAAAATATACTATGACCCTAGTTTAGAAAGACCAGCGAGTATGTTTGTTCCTGCTGAAGATTTTGTAGTTAGTTATGGAGCATCTGATTTAACTACTTGTGAAAGAGCCACTCATGTAATGAAAAAAGCTACTAATGATATTAGAAAGCTACAAGTTATAGGGTTTTATAGAGATGTTGAACTACAAGCTCCTAGTGATGAATTAAGTAATATTCAATCTAAATATAATGAAATTACAGGTTCTAGTCAAAATTATGAGAATGACCAAAGACATACCATACTTGAAATGCAAGTTGAACTTAATATTCAAGGGTTTGAAGATAGAAAAGATGGTAAACCAACTGGTATAGCCTTACCTTATGTAGTAACTTTAGATTTACAATCTGGGGTTATACTAGCTATTCGTAGGAATTATTTAGAAGATGACCCTACAAAAAAGAAAAGAGAACACTATGTTCACTATCAATACTTACCGGGATTAGGGTTTTATGGTTTTGGTTTAATACATTTAATAGGCGGTATATCTAAATCTGCTACAAGTTTATTAAGACAGTTAGTAGATGCTGGTACATTATCTAATCTTCCGGGTGGTTTAAAGTCCAGAGGATTAAGGATTAAAGGAGATGATACTCCTATTATGCCGGGTGAGTTTAGAGATGTTGATGTACCCGGTGGGGCTATTAAAGATAATATTACATTCTTACCATACAAAGAACCATCTTCTACTTTATATACTTTGTTACAAAATCTAGTAGAAGAGGGAAGAAGATTTGCTTCGTTGGCTGATTTAAAAGTTTCAGACATGAGCAGTCAAGCACCCGTAGGTACAACACTAGCTTTATTAGAAAGGTCTTTAAAAGTTATGGGTTCTGTGCAATCAAGAATACATAACAGCATGAAACAAGAACTTAAAATATTAAGTAAAATAATATTTGATTATGGACCAACTGAATATCCTTATCAGATAAAAGGTAAAGAACTTTTAAAAGAAGACTTTGATGGCAGAGTAGATGTAGTACCTGTATCAGACCCTAATGCTTCTACTAAAGCACAAAAAATTATGCAGTATCAAGCAGCTTTACAATTATCTACACAAGCTCCTGAACTTTATAATATGCAAGAATTACATAGACAAATGCTAGATGTATTAGGTATTCAAGATGCAGATAAGATTGTACCGCTTGAAACTGAAATACCACCAACAGACCCAGTATCAGAAAATATGAATATGCTTAATGGTAAACCTGTTAAAGCCTTTATTTATCAAGACCATGAAGCACATATTAAAGTACATATGGCAACAGTTGATGACCCTAAAATTAGAGAAATGGTTGGTCAAAGCCCCAATGCTGCAGCAATTATGGCAGCATTTACAGACCATGTTACAGAACATATTGCGTTTCAATATCGTAAAGAAATTGAGAAACAACTTGGTGCACCGCTTCCACCACCAGATGAGCCGTTACCAGAAGATATTGAATTGCGTTTATCACAACTTGTATCTGAAGCTGCAGAAAGAGTATTAGCTGGAAGTAAAGCAGAAGAAAGAGCAGAAGAAATAAATGAAAAACTAGAAGACCCTGTAATACAACAGAGAGAAAAAGAACTAGCTATTAGAGAAGCTGAAGTACAAAGAAAAATGAAAGCTGATGCAGAACGAATAGCACTTGATTTACAGAAAGCTAAATCTACTGAAGAGATAGAAAAAGAAAGAATAGCATCACAAGAAAGAATAGCTGGTGCTAAAATTGGATTTGAAGCTGCTTCAGAAAATGCAAAAATATCTAGTAAAGAACAGATAGAAGGTGCTAAACTAGGTAAAGACATTGCAGAAACTTTACTTGATAAATAAAATTAATGAGTGCATCAGATAAAAATTTTATAGAATCTTTAAGAAAAAAAATTAGAGAACATATGAATGAACACGCTGACCATCTATCAGGTGGTGGCTGCAAGAATTTTGAAGAGTACAGACATTTAACAGGTGTAATTGCTGGACTCGCTATAGTAGAAAGAGATATACTTGACCTACAGGAAATAGCAAATCGTCAACAATGACGCAAGGACCTAGACCTTAATCTAGTGCAAGGAGAAAAAAATGAGCAAACCTGCAAAAATTGAAACACCAACACAAGATGGTGGTGCTGTAAAATCTAATAAAATAGAAGAAAAAACAGCAAAACAATTACCAATACCAAAAGGTTACAAAATCTTAATAGCTCTACCAGAGCCTGAAGAACAAACCAAAGGCGGAATAATAAAAGCATCTCAAACATTACAAGTTGAAGAAGTTGGTTCTATCTGTGGTTTTATTCTGGATATGGGAGATGATTGCTATAAAGATAAAAAAAGATTTCCAAATGGTCCTTATTGTAAAAAGGGCGATTGGATTATTATGCGTTCTTATTCAGGTACAAGATTTAAAGTACATGGAAAAGAATTTCGTTTAATTAATGATGACAGTGTAGAAGCTGTTGTTGAAGACCCAAGAGGTATCGTAAAGGTAATTTAATATGAGTGAAAATAACACAGCAAATCAAGAGGTTACGGAAGAAATTCCACAAACTTCTAAAGAAGAAAAATTCTTTGGTGTAAAACATACCATAGAAAAAACGCCTAAAGAAGAATCTGCAGAAGAACTTCAGGTTGAAGTTATAGATGACAGACCAAAAGAAGATAGGCGACCACCAAAAGTTAAAACTAAAACTAATGAAGTTGAAGAAGAGATTGATGGTATTAGTGATAAAGTTCAGAAAAGAATTGATAAAATTAAATATGACTATCACGAAGAACGCAGAGCAAAAGAAGCTTCTGATAAATTAAGAGATGAAGCAGTAGGCTATGCTAAAAAAATTCAAGATGAAAACAAAAGATTATCTGCTTTAATTAATAAAGGAGAAGAAGCTTTACTTGGACAAATATCAGCAAAAGCTAGTGCTGAATTAGAACAAGGTAAATCTGAATTTAAAGAAGCTTATGAAGCTGGTGATACAGATAAAATGTTAGCTGCTAACGAAAAGATTTTATCTGCACAAGTAGATGCAAAAAGTGCAAACGAAAAGCTAAACTATTATCAAAAGCAAACAGAAGCTAGAGAACAAATGCAACAACAACAAAATGTTGCACCACAACAAACACAACAACCAGTAGAACAACACGCACCACCTGACCCAAAAGCAGTAGAATGGTTGCAAAAAAATACTTGGTTTGGAAGTAAAGAACATAAAGACATGACTGGTTATGCTTA